CCATACACCATTCCTGAATCCCGCACTATTGTATAGCGGATCGGTCTTCAGGAAACTGCAAGAGACGAGCCCTTACAGTGGCAAAGATATTTTCAGTCTTGTCTAACCATCGAGCTCTCAGCTCACGGCCATCACGAGGCGATTTTATTCTGCGGACCTGGTAAATAAGCTCCGGACCAACTTCAAAGGTCTTGAAGTCTTTCCACCATTTATCTGCTACCTTTCGGATCTTACGAAACGAAAGGCCAGGTATATCGCGAGTCGGTTCAGACCCGAAACCCATGATGAGATTGGTATATTGCAAAGCAATAGACCTCTCAACATGGAGATCAAAATCTAACCTATCGCAATCACCTGGGCAGATAGAGGAGGAGTCAACAAGATCCCAACCCTTTTCGGCATTTAGAACGTCAGAGGTGACAAGAGTAGTTGCAAGTTGCCAAACTGGGTCAAGTTCCCCTCTTAATAAAGAGGGAAAAGAGACCCCAGTTTGCTTCTTAAACAACTTCATCTTTTCACGGTCAGCGTCTCCATTTAATGGAAGACCTGAACCACCTTCTGAAAGCTCGAATCCGTGTCTCAACCCGAGTGCATCTGCTTCCCTAACAATGTGATGGTTCCGTTTAAGGAACCTTAACATGTTAAGTCGGCAACCAGGGTGTTGTTGCATTATTCCGGAAATGGAATTACACAACTTTAAGATCATAGGACATCAAACAACCCTCTCAGAGGATAATTCGACAGTCTCTGGATCTACTAAAGCCCGTATTGGAATTGCGTTATTTCTAACGCAACCCGAAATACGGCCATTAACAACGGAGAATTCATAAAGGCGTTCTATAAAGACCGCCCTACGTTTTCCCTGAATGTTAACGAAGTGTTTCCCTTCCGAGAATTCTGCTCCACACTCCCTGGTTATTCTGCAGAACTCACGTTCGACTTCTAACCAACCCGAAAAGAGACCGTCGTCACCACAAGTGATGAATTTGTTATCTTGGAAGGCTTTCTTATGGGAGACTTTCCTACGATCTGCAACATTCATTATACTCTGCCTCCACCAATGAAGGTGGATAAGAGATAATAATGCCCAAGTCGTAGGAAGGCCCATAAGTAAACCTCTCTTAGATAACTCGACGTCTCCTTTCGGCCATTCTATTACTTGGTTGTTCACCAACTCCCGAAGGCAAAGACCTTCAAGAGGGGTAAACTTCCCAGAAGCGATTAAGCCCCGGCATAAAGCC